TTCATTATGGTGGTGGATCCAGTGGTAAGTCACATGGAGTTGTACAAAAAGTAGTATTAAAAGCATTAAAAAAATGGAAATATCCTAGGAAAGTATTATGGCTTAGAAAAGTACAAGCAACTATTACTGATAGCTTATTTGAAGATGTGAGAAGTTGTTTGATTTTCTTCAAAATATGGGACTTATGCAAATGGAATAAAACCGACAATAAAGTAGTACTACCAAATGGCGCTACTTTTTTATTTAAAGGTTTAGATAATCCTGAGAAAATAAAGTCCATTAAAGCTGTTTCAGATATTGTGATGGAAGAAGCATCTGAATTTACATTAGATGATTATACACAATTAACATTACGTTTAAGGGAACGTAAACATGAGAGTAAACAAATATTTTTGATGTTTAACCCTGTTTCTAAATTAAATTGGGTTTATAAATACTTTTTTGCAAATGGTGTGCAAATGGAGGGGGTCTTGATTAGGCAATCAAGTTATAAGGATAATAAATTTTTGGACAAAATGACTAAGAATAATCTAGAAGAATTAGCGAACAGAAATCCAGCCTATTACAAAATATATGCGTTAGGAGAGTTCGCTACATTAGATAAGTTAGTTTTTCCAAAATATGAAAAACGAATCATTAATACTGATAAAATTAGGCACTTACCATCTTATTTTGGTTTAGATTTTGGGTACATTAATGATCCTAGTGCATTGATACATTTGAAAATTGATATTGAAAATAAGAAGCTCTATATTATTTCAGAATATGTGAAAAAAGGAATGTTGAACGATGAAATAGCTAAACTTATTAAAAATTTAGGATTTAGTAAAGAAGTGATAAGTGCTGATTCAGCTGAACAAAAAAGTATAGCTGAGATTAGAAAGCATGGTATAGGAAGAATTAAACCTGCAATCAAAGGTAAAGATAGCATTATGGCCGGAATTCAATTTATTAGTCAATTTGAAATTATAGTTGATGAACGATGTTTTAAAACTATTGAAGAATTAGATAACTATACATGGAAAAAAGATAAAAATACCGGCGAATACTATAACGAACCTGTAGATACATATAATCATTGCATAGATGCGATTCGCTATTCTGTATGTAATTTAATTTTTAAAGATAAGAAAACTGAAAATAAAATAGATGATTTAACAAGGATTAGAAACATGTTCTAAGGAAGTGAACTGATGACGATTTACACCCAAGAAATTAACAACACAAAGTTCTCTAAAACAGCAAATAATGATTTTTTAATCAGTAATGTAGAACAGTTATTAAAAGAAGAAGTATTACTTAGTTTGATAAGTAAGCATAAAACTGAACAAGTACCAAGATTAGAAATGTTAGAAGATTATTATTTGAATAGGAATACAGATATTTTAACTGATAACCGAAGAATAAATGATTATAGTGATAAAGCTGACCATAGAGCAGTACATAATTATGCTAAGTATGTCACACGCTTTATAGTCGGTTATTTAACTCGTAATCCTATAACAATTACACATAAAGACGAAATCACAAATGAAAAATTAGTTGACCTTAATAAAATCAATGATGCAGATGCTACAAATAGTGATTTAGCTTTAAATCTATCTATTTATGGTCGAGCGTATGAAATTGTTTATAGAGATACTGATGATAAAGATACATTCAAATTATTAGATAGTAAAAGTACATTTGTTGTATATGACACTTCACTAGATAAAAATATGATAGCAGGTGTTAGATACTTTAATGTTAAAGATTTTGACAATACACCAATACAGAAAATTGAAATATATACAACAAATAAAATTTATTACATCGAAGTAAGAGGCGGTTCTTTCAATTCTATCGATGAAATACCTCATTACTATAATGATGTGCCAATCATTGAATATTTAAACGATCAATTTAAACAAGGTGACTTTGAAAATGTCATTTCTTTAATTGATTTGTATGATCAAGCACAATCAGATACTGCTAATTATATGACCGATTTAAATGATGCCATGTTAGCTATCGTTGGAAATATTGAAATAGATGGTGATGAAGCTAAGAAGTTTCGACAAGCTAATATGGTTCATGTCAAACCAAGTATCAATGTCAATGGTTCAGAAGGTAATGCAGATGTTAAGTACATTTATAAACAATATGATGTTAATGGCTCAGAAGCATATAAAACTAGATTACAAAAAGATATTCACAAATATACGAATACGCCTGATTTAAGTGATGAGAATTTCAGTGGAGTTCAATCTGGTGAATCAATGAAATATAAATTGTTTGGTTTAGAGCAAGTGAGAGCTATTAAAGAACGTCTGTTTAAAAAAGGTTTAATGAAACGTTATAAACTATTATTCCATATTCTTAATTTAACTGGTGTACATAAGTATGATTATTCAACCATTGATATTACTTTTACTCCTAATTTACCTAAGTCTTTAAATGAATCAATTGAAGCTTTTAATTCATTAAATGGTGGAGTATCTGAACAAACCAGATTGAAATTGCTACCAATTATTGATAATCCATTTGAAGAAATCAAGAAAATGGAAGATGAACAGAATAAGGTAAAAAAATTAGTGATAATTCATCATTTAAGGCACCATTTAGCCACGAAAATGAAATGACTGATATAAATGTCAGATAATTTAAAATATTGGCTAGAACGTGCTAAAAACGTCATGGACGCTGAATCTTTAGTTGATGCACAAGCAATAATTGAAATTGAACGTATCATTCTATTGATGTACGCTGAAATTACAAAAGAATTATTAGCCTTTTATGCAAAATATGCCAAAGATACTGGACTGAATATTCAAGAAGTTAAGAAAATGGCTGATTCATTTGATGTACTAGCATTTAGTAACAAAGCGAAACAATTTGTTGAGCGTAAAGATTTCAGTGAAGAGGCGAATCAATCGCTCAAACAATACAACTTAACGATGAAAATCTCTAGAGAAAAACTGTTAAAGCAGCAGCTAGATTTGATTGTGAAAGATACTAGTTTAAACCTTCAAAATAAAATTGAGGATAAGTTAAGTGACGCAGTTAATAGAGAAGTAAAGAGACAAGCACATATTCTAGGTGAACATGTTCAAATTGATGACACTGAAGTGAAAGCAGTTGTTAATAGTAATTTCAAAGGTGCTAAATGGTCTACTAGATTATGGAATGATATGGAACTTGTTCAAAAGGAAGTTGAGAGGGTAACAAGTCATGTCGTTATTCGAGGTCGACATCCTAATGAATTTGTTTCTGAGTTTAAAAAGCAAACCAATTCTACTTCTTATAACGCCAGTAGATTGTTAGTAACCGAATCAGCACGTGTACAAACAGAATCACAAAAGATAGCTTATCTTAAAGATTTAGGCGAAGATGGCGAATATAAATATGTTGCAAAAATAGATAGTAAAACATCTAAATTATGTCATTCACTTAACGGAAAAATATTTAAAGTTAAAGATATGATACCAGGTGTGAATGCGCCACCTATGCATCCTTGGTGTAGAAGTACCACAGTGCCACATGTCGGCAATTGGCGAGACAAGTTCTTTAAAGAGCGTGAAGGTAAATATCAAGTAGAAGATGACACAACCAAAGATGAATTACAACAAGCTAAAGTATTAGGAAAGAAAATATATATTACTGATCAAGCAATTGATAAAGTCAGATATGTTGATATTCCAACACATACCAAAGAAGAAAATCAATTTATACAAGAACAACATAAAGCCTTGCTTAAAGATGCCAAAGAAAACAATGATAGCAATGAAGTAGCTTATTTATTAAAAGATGGTAAAGTTACAAAAGTATATGGTGATCAAGATAGTGTATCCTTTGTACCAGGGGAAAAAGCAACCGAATTATTATTTAACAGTAAACCAAATTCAATTGTTATGTTACATAACCATCCTGGACAATCAGGATTTTCATTGAATGATTTAGCAGTTTTTACTATTAATAATTCTATTAAGACTATGACAATTGTAACTAATAAAGGACGTATTAAATTTATAAGTAAGACAGAACGTTTTAAAGAAAAAGTAATGAAAAAATGATAGCAAACTTATTAATAGAAAAATCTCTAGATGTAATTAGT